CCTACCAATTTCTGTCAATGCCTCATTCACCAGGTTTACAAAATATGTCTCAGGCATATCAGGGAATACCTGCTTTAAACGACCATGTATCTGTTGCGGGGTTGCCCTAAAAGTATTATCAGCCATTTAAACAAATTCCTCCCATTGTACGTCTAAATCTTCCCATTCTCCATCTCCCATAACGGTAGAATCCTGGCCTTCCCATGAATTACCCAATGCCCATGTGGTATCGTTTGAAGCATCATCTACGGTCCAAGTTGCCATTATGCGCCTGCCCTCGGCCTCTCAAACTGACGACCTGAAAGAGCCATTAAACCTCTATCATAATCAGACTGCAATTTCATCTGCTGCTTTTCCAACCAACTGTAATCTGTTGTCAATATAGATACTCGAACCTGAATTTCACCTGCCTTGGATGAAGCTTGAGAGAGGTAAGCATTTGCTGTATTAACATAAGCTTGCACCCCTGATGTAAATGCACCAATTTCTGATGTAAGAGCACTAATAGCAGCATTCCAATCTGCAATATGAGCCTGAGCCAAACTAATATCTGTTTGTACGGCTGCCATAGTAGCCTGAGCCTGTTGTATTCTTGCTGCTGCCAATTCAATATCTTCAGCAGATAAAGCAGTATCTATATCAGCAAAATTTGCTCTCAAATCATAATCAGACGAAAAGAAATTTCCATCTATATAAGAAATAGCCTCATCTAAAGCATCATTAACTTTCTTTAAGCCTTCTCCTGTTTCATATTGACTTTCATCTCCAAATAAAGCAGGGTCGCCACCATCTGTTCTATATATATCAGCAGTTGTAGGTATATTAGCTGCTTCAGTTTTTGCTAACACTATTTCAGTCCCTGCATTAGTAATACACTGTGTTAATGCTGTTAAAGCAGTAGCAATAGCAGTATCACCAGTAGCAGTTGCCTTGTCATTCATTAGTACCTGCAAAGCCTTAATGGCAGCATAGAGCACTACCAGATACTCGGCCTCATCAGGAAAAACTGCGATTGCCGTGTCGGATGCAACAGTAACAGTAGGATACTGCACCTCTTCATATTTACAGGACAGCCCGCTTGGCAATGCATTAATCAAATTGGCTTCAACGTAGAATACGGGGTCTGTACTGGTAGCATATAGTATATCATCGCTATCACTGGCACGACCTTTTAAATCTGATGCAATCTCCCTACACCTGGTATTGGTAGACAATACAGATAGAATCTTGCCCGTATTTAATGTCTCAGCCTCACTACCTGCTGCCACAGATGTAAATGTCTGCATTGCGGCACATAATTTCAAAAGCTTGGGAGGCATATAATTAATAACCTCTTTAATGCCAGCCTCAAACCAATCCTTCAATGCCAGGTCTTCAGTAGTACTAAAACCTGTTAAAGCGTCAACCTGGTCTCTTAATGCCTCAGCCATCACTCCTCCAATTAGCTATGCTCTCATCCATTGTCTGAGGTGTGAATTCAATATCTGTTCTTTTCCCAAGCTTACTTATCATATAAAGGTTAGTAGTCCATTTAGAATTTTTCTTCTCATCGCGGCACTTGGGGCAGTATTCTCCCTTGTAATACCCATGACTATTACATATCCCTGAAATTCGCATTAGCGCCTACCTTTTATAAAGCCACCGGCATCTAACAGAGGGGCATCTCCCATACGTTCAGGAAGTTGAATCGGAAAATCTGAAGGGGGAGGTGCAACATACCTCGGTATTCTCTTACCTGTTATATTCCTTGATTCATATAATGCTTTTTCTATAGCGTTTGCCATAATTCTTTTTTCATCAGCACTGGACTTCATGAAAGATGTATACATTTTCTGAATAACTGGATTATCACTGGCCAATACGCCTTCACCTGTTCTTCTCACGTGTTCTAATGCACGTTCTACCTTCGATGCTTCAGCCTTTGTTAAGTTGCCTTTAACCATTTTCTGTACCAATTTTTTCGACAGTCTCCCACCTACCAAGCCACCAAGAGCAATCATGAGCAATGGAAGCTCACCTGCAGCCTGCATAGGCTTACCGGATTCCCATTTACCCTTCATTCTTCCTAGGACATCATAACCTGGCCCGGGGGACAGCATAGATTCAACTATACCCATTTCATCTCCACCCTGCATGGGTTCGGTGTAATCGTACATGGTACCATAAGGCTGATATGTGCTCTCTGCAGCGGCACCTTTATACTCATAGGACTGCTTATCTCCAAAGATGTTCTGCACCTGTGCAGTCATCATTGCCTTCTCTAAAGGACTTATATCTTTGTCTACTGGCATAGTGGCGGAAGAAAGTTTAACCCTTCAACCGCCTTTGAATTTTATTGACTGACCTTTATACGACAGCAAATGCAGTATTCAAAAACTGCTACCTTTATTTATTCCGGTTAGGACGCAAACGCCAAAGTAGCTGCACAAGCACCAGCGGTAACACCAATATCGCTATTGACTTTACCGACCTGTACATACCAGTAACCATTTCTTTCACATACGAACTCAATAGTTGAGCCAAATGATAAGAAATTAGTTGTAGCATTAGCTGGCGTATAAACTAGATTAGTTTCGTCAGCCGCTGAAACATCGTATGTAACTTTGTTGCTTGATGTTGTTGGAACAACACACCCGGTTTCCCATACATCATTGCCTGCGCAATCGAATGTCAATGCACCGGTACCACCCGCTGGGTCATCTGCGAAACTGAATACACATTTTGCACCTGCTTTCGCTGCCGGTAAAGTGGCTGTTAAAGCCGCTCCACCAGTATAGGTTGGTGAATTCACTTGATTGTTGACGAGTGTACAAGCACTACTAGATACAGAAGGTGCTCCTACGGACATGCCGAAGTAGTTACCTATTGTACCTTCTACGTGCGCTGTTTGGTATTTACCACTACTTTTGTTTATTCTATCAGCTTTCATTGTTTAATCACTCCTTAAGATGAGGAATACTTATCTTCAAAGTTAAACAAAGCGTGCGCCTCAGGAAGAGATACTTCAAGACCTGCTTCTGTTAGAATCATGTCTTTCCGTAAGTCCTCATCAGCCGCCTGAACATTAGTAGTAATATGCGTATCCCTGTTAATCCCGTTTCCAACAAGAGGGCGATATGATACCTGGTCAAGGTCAACGAGAGCCATAAAACCGGCCGCATGACCTCTGAATATAGGTTCTTTAACCAGTGTTAAGTCACCATGAACAGTATCTATCTTCATCACTTTATGACCGAAGGACCCTTGAGCCCTGTCAATCATATATTGTGCTTGGGTGCTGACTGTTGAATTATCAATAAAACCAGCATTACCCATCTTGTTAAACATCGTAATTACAGGAAGTGAACACAATGCCAGCTTGGAGGAAGAACCTCCGCGGGCAGGGTCAAATACTACCTCAAGGTCTGCCAGAAACGCATCATATGTAACCTGTGCGTCAGTGCGACTTGAAAAATAACCTTTGTCCTCAGTATATGAGAGTTGAGCGTTATCTGCAAGCTGCGACTGCGAGTTTACAATGATATGTCCGACAATTCCGTCGGTGTAGTTGATACTGTTGACACTTGTGGAATTACCGTAAAGCATTGCCCTTTCAATGTCAACCTTATGTTCACGAAGTTTCAGGTTCCAGATTCGGCTCCACTCATCAGCGTATCCACGATAATGTGTAGCTCTAGCGGTGTTGGTCAATTCGGCAGATGTTTTAAATATCTGACAATATCCCGAACCGTTTTCAAGCTCGCGAGCCCATGAATCAGGAGCACCTGACCCTTCTTCAAACGCACTACCAATAACTGTGCACTTAGCGTTATCCTCAGCATCGGTGGTGGTACCTGTTGCGGCAGAAATTGTACGACCTGTAAAAGCCGTCTGTGCATTAGTACCTTCAGTTCCTGTAGATACCGGTGCACTTTCAATCCGAACAATAGCAGTTTCTGGTTCTTTAGTTGAGCTGTTAGTTTCCCCAACTGCAAATACCATACCTTTAATAAGCCATCCGACAGAATATGCTGAACCATTGTCAACAGTGTAGCTAAGAGTGCTACCAGCTGCGGCAACAGTATGCGCAGCATTGAGCAAAAAGCTCCTATCTGCCATCTGAATGTTATTACGGTCTTTTAACCACCTAAATTGAGGGTCGTCCGTTGGAACTTTGGCCACCTTTGACAGATAGACGAAGAACGGAGATTCCTCTGGCGCTAAATCAGCAACTCTGTCGCCGAAATTGTATAAACGCCTGGAATGTACCGTACTGTCTATAACTGCGCCGGGTTCACCAAACTTTAGCGGACCTGGATTATTATATGTTGCCATGAAATAATCTCCTCAGTTATTAGTTATTAAAGTACACTATTTCTGCTACCTGATTTGATAATACCCTCCCATGCACTTTGTTCAGACGATTTCGCCTGAGGACTCAGTCCATGAGAAGCACCTGCCGAAGCAGGACCTCTTTGGGTTTGTCTCACAGCTTCTACAGAATTAGGTACTTCCTGTGTCTTACCCTGCGACCCTCGAAAAACACTTACAAGATTACCAAGACCAACAGCCTCCTTAGGCTGAAGTGACCAGTCCATAAAATCACGAATCTCATCGTCATGCATACGATAAACATTCCTGAGTTCTGTAACGGTGTTCTTGATTGCCTGTTCCTGTTCCAGAGCCGCCATATGCCCTTGAAGAGTTTCCTGCACCGTACGCTGTTCCCTATCTTGCCGGAACTTGTACGATGGAGAATCGGGCTTGTAGTAAGCATCCCAGGGGTTGAACTCATCTTCTTTAAGTCCAACGTCCGAAGCTTGCACACCTTGTTCCTCTCCGCTGACAATCCCTTCCTGAAGTTTCTTGACAAGGTCTGGCCTCGTCTCCAAAAGATTTTTCAACGGCTCTATTTTTTCGAGTTCGGACAACTTTGAGTTAGCCGTATCGTACATAGACTGAAACTTTTTAGCCTCAGTTTGCCAGTTTACATCCTCTCCTGAAGTAGGATTTTCCTCGCCGGTGGCTGGTAATTCATCCATGCCATACCCGGGTTCATCTGCGAATTGGAAGTTGGTCGAACCTCCGGTGCTATCATCATAGTCGATAGCATCTGCCTCATAATCTGCCATTATTTATCCTTTCGATGTCTTGAAACCTACGGAGCAGGACTGGTACCTTCTTCAAGTTCTTCACCTCCTGGTGTTTCACCTTCAGCAATATATGGCGCCATGGATTCCATAATGGCATCCTCTGCCGCCGGTAACAATCTCTCCATTTCAAGCTTCACCGTATTAGCAAGCTTATTAGCTTGTATTTTGTTAGTGGCTTTGGCGTCCGCCTCAACTTTGGAAAGTCGGCCTTTGAACTTCTCAACGGCAACTCGTTTCCTATCTTGAGTGGACTCCCTTTGTGCTGTCTGCAGGTCACCCTGCAAGCTTTGTACCTGTTTCTCAAGCTGTCCAATCTGTTGCTGTGCTTGAGCAAGTAAACTTTTTCTCTGTATAATACCTTCTTTATCAAAAATTTCTGGGTGTTTCTTCAATACTTCAATATCGTCAACAAGTCCCATCTTGAAGGCCTCCATGTAAACACCAAGCTCTGCCCATTTACTACTTGGCAGGGTCGAGCCAGGCTCAATTTTTATATCATGCTGAAACAGGTTAATCTTATCCTTGAAAATATCCAGGACCGCACCTGTAACATCATCGTAATAATTTGCCATAACCTCTGTAACATTGTTATTAGGCTGTGCAAGCCTGAAAATCTTTTGAAAACCATAGTGGCCTTTCGACATGTGGTATATAGTCATACCTAAACGACTGAGACTAAACTCCAGGTCACGAAGTTTCGACTTAGGCCGCTCTGCTCCTAAGGCAAGCATACGCTCTGTACCCCTGACCGTCTCAGGTGCCTTCTCTGGAAACCCATGCATCATCTCAGGCAGGCCAAAGGTAAAATCAATATAAAACTCACACTGCTGTATCAACCTGTAAAATTCAGATGCAAGAGGTTGCGGTGCAGGATAGTGAGGCTCACCCTGCGAGGTGTCAATCTCAATAACTGCGTTTGGATTTGACCAGTCCTGTTCAAGTCTCTCAATACCATGAATTGCACTGCCCATAGGTACAATTAGTTTTAAACCTGCGGACGACTGGGCATGAGACAGAGCCAAAGACCATAATTTGTTAAGAAGCCTCTGCATAGGTCTTGCCCTTGATACATCAGACTTGGGATAAGGCGTACCAGTCCAAATATTCGGCATTGGGATAATAGGATAATACTGACAGTTCATTATATTCTCGTAAAGAAAGTAATCGCCTATAGATGCAACAGCCCTTATACGTGTCTGAAAG